ATTCGGATGAGGATTCATCCGACGAACGACAGGCGGCCCTGGACGTGGGCCCTGGCAAGGAATGCCGGAGCGCGACTAGCAACCGGCGAACACCTCCTGATGTTCGACATCGACCATATCATTCCAGGGGACGCGATCAGATTCATCCGGGAATTCAACGGCGACAAGGTGCAGTTCGTGCGCGAGATCGGCGTGCTGGACGAGAATGGATACTGCACTCAGGATCGTAAAATTCTTGAGACCTACGGCTGGCCAAAGAGCCGGGGGCTTGGCATCGGGCCGCTGCCCAACAACTTCGCGATGCGGCGGGAATTGTTCTGGGAGCTTGGCGGCTACCGCGAAGACCTGTTCATGCGCCCTTATCCGCAGGGCGAGGACAGGGACTTTCGCAGCAAGTGGAGAACCTACGAACTTGCACACGGCGGGGACGGGTCGATGGTCTGCCCGATACGGCCGCGCATCTTCATGTTCCCCAACGGGAAATACCTCGGCGACGTGGACGCCGACCCGCAGGGCCTCTTCCACGGCCTGACGCGAAAGACGAATCGAAACTTTTGGCATCGAGAGCAAAAGAGGAAACAGCGTGTCGAAAGCTAAACTTCTTTCCGTGATTGTGCCGGGGCGCAATGAGGAATTCATGCGGCACACCGTAGAGGACGTGCTTGCGCACAGTTGCGAGGACACGGAGGTAATCGCAATCAACGATGGCTATTGGTGCAATCCGCCACTGGTTCAGAACCCGAGATTACAAGTCGTTCACTTCGGGAAGTCGGTAGGCCAGCGGGCCGCGACGAATTACGGGGCAGAACTGAGCCGGGCGAAGTATGTGATGAAACTTGACGCCCACTGCGCGGTGGAGGACGGCTTCGACTTGAAGTTGCTTGCGGACATGCAGCCGGACATGACGATGATTCCTTCGATGCACCGGCTGCACGTCTTCGACTGGCACTGCAACGGCTGCGGCGAACGGGAATATCAAGGGACGCGCCCCAAGGAATGCAAGGAGTGCAAGGGGACGGATTTCACGATGGCGATGGTCTGGACTCCGCGGTTCGAGTATCCCGCCACGACGGTCTGGCGATTCGACAAGGCGCTGCACTTCCAATACTGGCGCGGCTACAGGCACACCGAAGCCTACAAACGGCAGGAACCGACCGGCGTTGTCGAGACGATGAGTTGCATCGGCGCCTGTTTCCTGATGGAACGGGAGCGGTTCTGGGAACTCGGCGGCATGGACGAGGGGCACGGCTCGTGGGGTCAGTACGGAACAGAATTGGCATGTAAAGCGTGGCTGTCCGGCGGCCGGATGGTCACATCGCTCAAGACGTGGTTCGCCCACCTGTTCCGCACCGGGAACTTCGGCAAGGACGGCGAGTCATCCTGGCCCTACCCGATCAACCAGAGGCAGATCGACGCAGCGCGGGCATACTCGCGCGAACTATGGCTAAATGGCAAGTGGCCCAACGCGCAGCGTCCTCTGTCCTGGTTGATCGAACATTTCAAGCCCATTCCTGATTGGCACTGAGGAACATTATGATCGAAGAACGACATGCAAACGCGCAATTCAGTTGGTGGAGGTGGCTTGCGCAGCAGAGCGCCATGACGGTGTTTCTGGGCTGCTTTGCATACTTCATTGCGTTCTACATCGTGATTCCGATGCGGGACGATCAAAAGGCATTCCTGATGAGTGTGATGGAAACGAATAAAATCCACGCCGCCGCGCAGGCGCAGCTCACCCAGGTACAAACGACCCAAGCAAATACCATGTCAACGCTTGTTGAGGAACAAAAAAAAACCACGTCGATCCTTCAGCAGATTCGAGATGACCAGAGGATGGGCGCGTGGAATAAGTCAAAGCTGCTTGAACCTTAATGACCACCAAGGACATCCTATTCCCGATGCGGGGCGTGGTTCGACGCGAATCGCTTCGATCAGCTCCCGATTCGCGCGGACCCTGGCCGAGTCCGTGGGCGGTCAACGTCCGCGTCGAGGATGCTTTAGATAGGCGACTGCGCGGTGGCAGCCGTCCCGGACTCACCAAGTTCGTCAACGACGACCTGGGGACGACCATCTCCGACATGGCTTCGATCAACGTATCGAGCGCAGCCGGCGGGGCCAGTGAAGTCCTGCTCGTGCTGGTGGATTCTTCCATCAAGGTCATCGAGAACGGCACGGTAACGTCGCTCGTCGCGTACCTGACAAACGAAGCCGGCCAGACCATCACCAACGAAGACGAAGTTCCGATCACCGTTGGCGAAGGTTCGGTCCCTGCCACTGGGTTTCTCGTCACCGGACAGCAGAAGGTGTTCGCGGTGACGACCAGCGGAGTCACGAAGATCGACCCGAAGACCGGCCAGATTGATGCCCTCGCAGCCGTGGCCGGCACGATTCCGACGAACTGCACGTTCGGAGCCGTCTATCGGGACCGGCTATGCCTCTCCGGGCAGGATAATTCGATCTACATGAGCCGGCAGGGTGTTTACGGCGACTTCGACTTCGCGGTTGACGTTTCGGACCAGCAGCGGGCGGTTCCATTTCAACTGTCCCTGAGCGCTGACATCGGGGCGAAGCCCACCGCGATGATTCCGTGCATGGATGCCTACATGCTCTGCGCCACGCACCGGAGCTTGTGGGTAGTTCAGGGCGACCCAACAGCCAATGGGGCGTTGAGGCGGGTTTCCGAAAGGGTCGGGATCATCGGTTCAAAGGCGTGGGTCAAGATCGACTCAACCATCGTGTTCTTATCCGAGGACGGACTGTATCAAGTGCAGGCGGACGGGTCGGGCTTGACCCCCCTATCGACTGCGATTCCAGACGAATTGCGGGATATGGACCTTGTGACCACAACTATAGCGCTTGGGTGGGAGCAGGATCGACAGGCTTTTCACATATATCTCCGAACCGCAGGCGGAAGCGACACGCATTGGGTTTACGAGACGGTTTCGCAAGCGTTCTGGCCGGTTTGGATGCAAGACGGCCATTCACCCCGCGTGGTCTGCCAGCACAAGCGAGAGTTGCTTTTGGCTGGTGCAGACGGTTACATTCGCAAAGTCACGGGAGACAGCGACGATGGCGCGGCGATTACATCTCACGTCGTCTTGGGCCCATTCCGCCTGGGAATCAAAGGGCACTATGGCCGAATGATAAATCTTCACGCCAGCCTTGCGGCCGGCAGCGGACGAGTGAACTGGCGCATTCTGACAGGGGACACGGCGGAAGAAGCAGCCGATAACGCGAAGACGGCCATCGAGGCTTTCCGCAGCGGGGCGAGCTATTCGAGCCTGGTGAAGCAGAGCGGGAACTGGAAGGCCGGACGGTCGATCATGGTCTATCCGCGAGTGCGGGGAATCTGGTGTTGTGTGTGGTTGCAATCCACGGACAAGTGGGCCTTTGAAAGCATGATGTTCGATACGACGAGTTGAAATGGCAGTATCAGGACAATGGCGAGGCAGTGACGACGGGGTGGTTCCCGGCGGCGTGGTCTCGCCGTCTGGCAGCCCATCGGCTTCGCCTTCCACGTCACCGTCCGCTTCGGTGTCGGCGTCGCCTTCCACTTCGCGGTCAGCTTCAGTGTCAGCTTCCCCGTCCACGTCGCCGTCCAGGTCTCCGTCGTCCTCGCCGTCCACGTCGCCATCGGCATCACGATCTAGCTCGCCTTCTAGTTCGATTTCGGCGTCACCGTCAACCAGCCCATCGCAGTCTGCTTCCGCAACGCCGTCCGCGTCTGCTTCGGCGTCCCCATCCGCGTCTCCATCGGCATCGGCGTCATCATCGCCTTCCGCTTCACCATCGACCAGCCCTTCGGCGTCACCCTCATCAACAGCTTCCAGTAGCCCTTCACCATCCTCATCGCGTTCCAGCAGCCCGTCGAAAAGCGTATCCGCTTCGCCATCGTCGTCACCATCAAGCAGTCCCTCTCCATCGACTTCGCCGTCCGCGTCCGTGTCCGCCAGTCCATCGACTTCGCCATCAGCGTCCGTGTCCAGTTCCCCGTCGAGCAGCCCGTCTCCGTCTGCCTCGGTATCCTCGTCTCCGTCGTCGTCACCTTCCGCATCGGCTTCCGTAACGCCGTCGAGTAGCCCGTCTCCGTCGTCGTCGCCATCGTCCTCGAAGTCGTCATCGCCATCTCATACTGCATCGGCGTCTAGGTCGTCATCGCCGTCCGGCACTCCCTCGGCGTCGCCATCAAGTTCGCCGTCCACATCGCCGTCCGCTTCGCCGTCGAGCAGCCCGTCCGCTTCGGTTTCCTCATCGCCGTCAACGTCGCCGTCCGCTTCGCCGTCCAGTAGTCCGTCCGCGTCAGCTTCGTCTTCACCGTCGAGTAGCCCTTCTTCTTCTCCGTCATCCTCACCGTCCAGCAGCCCGTCAGCAACGTAAGGGAACACCAATGCCAAAGTTCAGCGAATTCGTAGGGGCGCTCACGGTCGATACGATTGGAGGCTCTGAGAAAATTCCAGTCCTCGATACGACGCCATTCTACATCACCCCCGCTCTGCTTCTGACGTATGTGAATACCCAGCAAGTCGCGGCGACTGTCGAGACGCCGGCGACTGGCGACATTCTTCATGGTGACAGGGCAGGGACGATCAAGACGTTCACGCTGGATGCCGTTTCGGACTACGCCCTGACCAGAGCCTTCGACTCGACCATCGTTACCTCCATCGTGACTGGGGATTTGGTAGTCATCGAGCGCTCGGGGGTGGCAAAGACGATCACAGCTGACAATCTGAAGGCATATGTTCTGGACGGGATTCAGAATACGGTGCTCGACTTGTCCGGGCTTGCCGTGGCCACCCTGGGGGCCACTGACCTGTTGGCAGTGTGTCAGACGACGACGCCGAAAAAGACCACTCTGGCGGACCTGGAAACGAAGCTCTGGACGGACTTCGCCACCTACGCCGAGGCCCTGACGGAAAACGCCGCAGCGGCCGATGGCGACGTGTTCTACTGCATTCAGGCTGGGACTCCGAAGCGCGTGACCGCGGCGACCATGGCCACCTACTTCACGGCCGAGATCGGGGCGGCCATCGTTGACCTCGCTTGGGACGGCGCCGCGGTTGACCCGGCCCTCAGTACGGACGTGCTGGTCTGCCAGCGATCAAGCGTGCAGAAGACCGTCACGGTGGACACGGTTTCGGATTTCGTTCTGGCTGCGCTCGGGGCCAGCTCCGCAGTCAGTCCGATAGCGGCCAGCGACAAATTTACGCTCTACCGCAGTTCCGTGGCCAAAACGGCGGACATCGCCGACATCGTTGACTACGTGCTCGCTCAAGCGTGGAGTCAAGCCACGGTTGCAACGATCAATACTGGCGACGAATTGGTGATCGGCCGCGGTAACGTGAGCAAGACAGCCACGGTGGACGCCTTGCAGACGTTCGTGTTGAGCGGAATTCAGGCTACGGTGCTGAACATCTCCGGCTTGGACGCTGCGACGCTGGGGGCCACCGACAACTATTTGGTGGTGCAGGCAGGCGTGGCGAAGCAAACCACGCTGGCCAGTCTCGAAACGAAACTGTGGACGGACTTTGCCACTTACGTCGGCGGCTTGTCGGACACCGGGACGCTGCTCAGCACCGACAAGTTCTACATTCTGGTATCCGGCACGCCGAAGTATTGCACCGGGGTGGAAATCGCCACCTACGTTTCGGCGACGATGTGGGCGGCCACTGCGGCTTCGTCGGTGGCACTGACAGACACGTTCCTGGTCGATCAGAGCGGCACGACGAAAGAAGCCACGCTCAGTCAGCTCCAAACACTCCTGCTGGTAGGATTGCAAGCCTCGGTGCTCGACATTTCCGGCCTGAGCACAGCCACGGTGGCCGGAACAGACGAACTCTTGGTGTGCCAGTCAGGGACAGCCAAGAAGGCGACCGTAACGGCCACAGGCGCAGTGATTCTGGACGGCACCGCGACCTACATTGAGACCCTTGCCCAAGCGACACTTGCCGATACCGACAAGATTTTTATTTCGCAGTCCGGAGTAGCGAAACGCACGGCGCTGAGCGCGTTGGCGGACTACGTTGTAGCAGCGAGCACGGAACCGCTGTGGACAACCATTTCGGCCACCAAATACACGACCACGCCCGCGAGCACGTCCACCGTGACGTTTTCCGACACCAGTGATCTCGCCGTAGGGAAGCCTGTTCGCTACACCTACGGCGGCACAACGTACTACGGAATTATCACGGCCGTCGCAAACAATG